CACCATCTATTGTGAAAGATGTTGCACTTGCATAAGTTGCAGTATAAGCACCTGAACCATCACCATATTCTACCCATTGTGAATCGTTATACCAATCTCTAGTATTTTTCATCAATGCTCTAATGGCATTGTTTAGATTAGAAGGTAGCATCCCTTCGGCAGTAGAGATACCATTAAGTGATGTATTATTTGCTTGGGTTGTTGAATAATCTTTTATTCCTGCCATATTAATCTCCTATAAACCATGAGAAAGCCTTATCGCTTTCTTTGTTTCTATCATTTATTAATGTATTGATAGCTTCTTCAATTTGTCTTTGAAAGAACTCTTGCGTTTCAAAACTATATCTAACATTATCTATATCAGTTTTTTCTGTCATCTCAAACCAATTCTTGAAGCAATTACATCAACACCTTGAGCATGAGTCCAAACTGATCCAGAAGGTGTTTTTACTTGAATTTTAAAATATCTGCCAGACTGTCTTACTGGATTATCTCCACTAGCAACCATTGAAGAAGATGTGGATTCTGTAGCTGTATCAGCTAATCGTTCTTTAGTTTTAATGGTTACTGTAGATGTAGCATCCACAATCGGTCTAACATTAGTTATACTACTTCTATGTCCTGGAAACAACTCCATTTCTCTAGTTTCTATAGTTCCTTCATTTTCTGTTCCAGAAAAAATAGCTGCTTTATAATTATTATCTATTGCACCCAAATATCTTTGTCCACCATTCCAAAAGTCAGTATCTAATGCAATATTAATATTATCTAAGTTTTCTGAAATAATATCCATTAATTCTACAGTATAAGCACCAACGAATTGTGAGAATATAGAACTAGCACTAGCATCTGCTGTACTCCATTTTTGAGTTGCATAGTTATAAATTAAAACTTTATCACAAATACCTGTTGTATTAGCAGTATCGTTTTTAGATGGATATAGCCACATGGCTAATTGATTAAAAGGATCTACTGCTGCACAAATTCTATCTGTGTATGCTTTGTTTAAATCTAAATCAAAAAATCTATTTACTTTTTCTGCACCAATAGAAACTACTTGATCTCCATTTAATTCATAAAACCCATCATCCGCATAAAAGAAAACTCTACGATTATCTTGGCAAACAGTTCTACCTAATACAGCTCCTCTATTAGGTGATATAACTGATAATCTAAATACTGTTGCACCACCCACATAGTCCATACGAACTATTTGGTTTTGTCTGAAAATATATGAAATCTCTCCAGAAGTTATATGAGTTATTTGTCCACCTGATCCTGGTAGGTCTTGCAAGTCTGATTGTTTAGTTCCAGATGCCCAAGTAGAAATATCATTAATTCCTGACCATTGTATTCTATTAGAATTATTTGTGTGATTACCAGTTACTAAAAAATCTCTAATAACTCCTGATACTTTAAAAGTTGGAACTGTACCTGATGTTGAAATAGTTGATAAGTCTGTAAAAGCAGTTGATGTTCCCATTAAATAATATTGAGGTGCATCTACTCCATTACTTGCAATTACATAATTTCCAAATTGAGTAAAGGTAATATAATCTGTAGCACTTCCAGTTAAAGGAGTTCCACCATAAAAATTTGTAGTTGTTAGTCTTACAGTATCAGATGAAACATTTGTTAAATTATCATTTCCTACTGTTGCTCTTGTTACAGTTACAATTGCACCTACTACTGTTGCTGAAAAATCTGTATGACCATCAATAGTAGTTTTTAAATTAGTAGCAGTTGTATCGTTATCAGTTTGTACTTGAAATTCGTTAGTAGAAGGTACTCCAGCTGTTGAAGTAAACACAACTGTAGAACCATCATTTTTTTTTAAAGTTATTGTTTCACCTGCACTAATACTTGCGTAATCAGAAACTGTAATTGTGCAAGTTGCAAAAGCTGTACTTAAAAGTTTTCCTCTTGCTCCTCTTTCTGTAAATGCTCCACCAGTTAATTCATAAATAGTTTCTTCGTTAGCAACAAAGTTAAATACAGTATTAGAATTATCTCTAAAAGAACCTGCACCTCTACTATCTTTAATCATAGTGTTTGATGAATAATTAACTAATGAGGGAAATCGTTTATAAGATTGTCTTGCAAAATACACATTGTTAGCTGTGTTTGCACCAGGATTATTATACTCTGGTTGGTCAGGTAGCCATTCTCCAAAAGGTATTTGCATTATTCTCCTATTGGTTATTATTTGTTACTGCAACAAAGTTATCATTAAATGAACCTGCAACAGTTACATCACCTCTTTGTTGTAATGGTGCAGAACCATATTGATCTTCTCTATCGTTTCTCTCAAGTCTTTCCATAGCAGTTGTGTACATTCCTTGCCATTGTTGAAGTCTTTGAGGATCTACACCACCTAAAAAATTAGCAGCATGATATAATGAGCCATATAAATATATAGCTGGATGACTTGCTAAAATATAATTAGAAGTATTTGTGTCAGATAAAGCTGGAAACTTTGCATAATAATTTAATGTACCAGTATAAGAACCAGATGGAGTTGGAGCAAATCTAAAGTTATCTCCAAGTATAGTATAAGTTGATGGCATTCCAGATGTTGAACCACCTTTTATTTGATCCATTTGTGCAGGAGTAATATATTTTAGTGCATACTTAGTTCCACCTTCTGTAATAAAAAAATCTCTTACTTGTAAAAAGTCGCTTGGCATAGATTCTGTTTCTGAATCTATTGTAATAGAAGTAGAAGTATTCATCTTTCTAATTCTTAATTTAGAATTAAAATCAGCTTCTGTTAATACTATAAAATCATTAGCTATCTCAGATGTTAAATCTGATCTGTTTAACCAGTTAGCGATTGATGTTTTTAAATCTGAATAATTTGCTAGTGCCATTATAATTTTCCTTCAGCAGTTCTAAAATATCTAAATTCGCTGCTATTTAATTTTTCTTTTAATATTTTTTTTTGAACTTCTGGTGGTAGTCCAAACCAATTACTATCACCATTATACTCATTTGCCCAGACACTTAAAGCAATAGTTGGAATACTGGCTACTCTTTTCAAATCTCTTGATTTAGAATAGCCATCATTCATATTTAGCAATTCTTTGTTATGCTTTAGGTGTGAATCAATATTAACTTCTTCTTTAACTGCAATTTTACCTTCCATGTCATCTTTCATGTAAGTTGTTTTTTGCAATCCATCTAAAATTATATCTTTTTTCATTTGCCTTGACCTTTATATCTTTTTTGTTTCTTCTGTCTTTTCTCTGATTTATTCAAAGATTTCTTGTGTTGTCTTGCACCTCTTTTTTTAGGCTTATCTCTTGGTATAAAATGGGTAAACTTTTGTTTAGCCATTAGCTAGACATTTCAGTAACTGAAACATTTGCAGTACCGATAGCAGCCATTTTCTCACCAGGTGAAACTTTAAAAATTTCAGGTTGGTCAACAGGTAAAAATATATCGTTAGCAGTTGCAGTTGGTGAACCACCAAAAACAATATGCACATCAGCATCAGCAGCTACTCTAACATATTCAGTTTGTGAACCAAATGCAGTTCCAGTTGCAACAGATGAACCTGATGGTGAAAGTTTTTGTGTAGTTCCAGGTCTTAATCCATAATTAAAACTCATAGTTTTTCTCCTAATTAATTAGGGGGAAATACCGCTAGGCAAGATCCCCCTTTGGTTTATTATCTTCTAATTACAAATGTAACAAGTAATTTTTGTGTTCCAGTAGAACCACCATCAGTAATCATTTCGATAGTTCCATCTTCTTCTACTCTGTTAGCAGCACTTGGCTCAGATGTATCTACATCACCAGCAGCAGAACCAGAGTTGGCAACTGTAATAGCAGAATTTGTCATAGCAGTACCACCAATTTCAAAAGTGATTGCTGCATCTCCACCTGAAATAGCACCTTGTAAAGCAGTTATAATTTTAACTACTTTTCCGCCATCAGGAATAGCAACAAAAGTTGATGAAGCTGTTGATACATCTTCAATTTCAGCTGTTATAAAATAATCGTTTAATGTTCTCATTTTTTATCCTTTTTATTTGCTTCGTTCCGACTTTAAATAAATCTTCAAAGACCAAACAAAATTGTTGATTAAATATGATGGG